CGCCGGTGGATACCGTTTTATACGGGCAGGACGGGGTAGAAGGCGTGTTATTGCGAAATGGAGAAAAAATAGGATCCGAAAGCGTCATCGTGGCGGTTGGTGGCAAATCCGTTCCCCAAACCGGCTCACCTGTTTATATAGTTGGCAAGAAAAAGCGATTATTTAAACACGACTTCTAGGATTTTTACCCGTTCATCTCTTCTTTTGGCGTCAACTTTATCGATAACAATTTTATCCACTGTCATTTGTAATAGCTGCTTTTTTTCATTTTCAGAAAGCATATTCCAGTTCGCAATCGCATTGGACAAAATACTGACTATCTCATCACTGAATTCTTGATTCGATTGCTTGATATTCATTTCATTCAATTTTTGTTTGACCTCTGTTTCTCTTTCTTGTTCCTCGGCCATTCTCTTGGTGAATTCTTCATCGCTAATCAATTCATTCGCCCATGCATATTGCCATTTCTCACGTCTTTTTTTGATTCGGTTCAATTCCGATCGCAGGTCATTGATTTGTTTTTCTTGTTGATCATTGCGTTGCTCCTCAATGATGGCTGATCTTGCTTCATTTTCAATATCGAGATTATCGAAGTAACGAATAAAATTTCTTTCTAAAATTTTTTCTGAAACCATCGGCATAGAACATTCTTTCACAAGCGATCTTCTGCATCGGTAAGATTTATAACATTTGTGATTATCTATTTTTTTATGGCTTTTCATTGCCGATCCACATCTAGCGCAGCAAACAATTCCAGAAAAAATAAATTGACTTGTCGCGGCTCGGCCATGATATGTGCGGCGAGAAGAGCGTACCATTTGTGCTTGTTCAAATGTTTTTTTGTCAACAATCGCTGGTGCCGAATTTTCAACAATGAACCCATCTTCTCGATTCACTCTGACACCCCACCGAAGTGCTCCAATATAAAGCGGATTTTGCAAAATATATTTGATTCGGTGCTCCGTCCATATTTTACCTTTTTTCGTTGGTATGCCATTCTGGTTCAAATATATCGCTATTTTTCTATCACTCAAACCGGATAAATATAGATCAAAAATCTTCTTCACGACCGGGGCTTCTTTTGGATTTGGATGAAGCTCACCATTGATATAGTCATATCCATATGGCGGAGGGCTACCATGCCAACCACCTTCACGCACTTTTTGGGCCATACCCATACGTACGCGCTCTCCAAGATTCTCTCTTTCCCATTGAGCGAGAGCAGCAACGAGCGTAATGAATAACCTTCCAATCGCCGTGGTCGTATCATAGACCTCAGTTGCCGATTTAAATTTGCAATTGTGCTTTTCAAAAACCTCTAATAGATTGTATAAATCAAGAACAGATCGGGTCAGCCGATCCAGACGATAGACCAAAACAATGTCAATTCGGCCATTCTTGATGTCGTCAATCATGCGCTTGAGCTCTGGTCGGTTTGTATCTTTTGCTGATATACCCTCATCCGCATAATATCCAACAATATCCCATCCTTGCGATTTTGCGTATGCCTCAAGCCGTTCGCGTTGGGCGGATAGGGAAAATCCCTCTTTCGCTTGTTCCTCTGTGCTCACCCGAATATATATAGCTGCTCTCATCATGATATAAGCATCCTTTCTTGATGTAATTTACATTTGAATTGATATAATCTTTTTTCTGCTAGTTTTAAAGTGACATTAAATTTTTCTGCTATAAAAAGCGCGGCGTTATAAGCGGGAAAAACAAGTTTTTCTAGCATGAATGTCGGCACACAAAAGTGATACATGAAGCTATTAGCTTTGCACTCTATGTATCTAATCCACGATTTTGGAAGTAAAAATTGAACACCAGAATCAAAAAGTATATGCCTAATCTCATGGCCAAAATCTTCCCATTGTTGTTGCGGTGATAAAGTATTTAATAGGTTGATTCCTACAAAAGGGCGTGTAAAAGCTCGGCTGCTGAACTGTGAGTGGATGATTCGTATTCCAAAAAAAGCAGCGATATCATTCATATTAATTTCTTCTGGGGAAGTTATTCCCATCCTTAGATATAGTGTTTTTACAAAATCCTCTAGTATTGTATAATGCATCGAAACTCCCCCTTTTAATACACAAACATATGTTCTATATTATTTTATAAAAGAAGGTGTCCTTTTTTGGAACACCATTCTTTTACTTCTATATTTTTTATTTGCGGATCAATGCTAAGATCCCTGAAATACCAATAAGTATCCCGCTTAAAATTCCAAAGTAGCTAACAAAAACGATGTTTAGGATTCCGCAAGCCAAGATAAGAATCCCGAAAAGAACGCGTTTTTTGTTGATAATACATGAAAAAATAATGCCAAGTATGGAAACAATGATGCAAGCAACCCCTAGGCCTCCGACTCCACCACTATCACCAGTAACGGCTTCACTTATCCCTCCAATTGCCATCGCAAGAATACCAGCAATGATGCCAAGTATTCCTCCAATGATACCAAGAACCATCTCAGCAACTCGACTCGTTTGTTTAGAAACTGTAGTATCTTGTTCAACTGACATCTATAAATATCCCCCTTTTAAATTATAGATATATGTTAACCCAAACGGGTAAACACCTATTTTTTCTTTTTCTTTTCTTCCTCATATTTTAGATACTTCATAAAGCGTATAAGTTCTTCTTTGGCTTCTTCGGGAGTACCTGGCATCTCCTTGTAGGCGATCATGAACTCTGGATCACTAAGGAGTTTTTCAATATCTTCGTCTAAACCATATGTCGCAATTGATTCATTGACTTTATCATTATCCATATAACCGGCTAATCTCATGATTTCTTCATATGTAATTCCAAGAGGTTTATATAATTTTTTTAAAACATCAGGTGATGGTATACCCCTTTTTTTGTTTTCGACCTGAGATAAGAATCCGGCAGACACACCAGAATAAAGAGCTAATTGCCGAATTGAATAACCTTTACTTTTTCTCAGCTTTTTAAGCGCATCTGCAAAGTCCATATAAATACCCCTAGTGATTACATTTGATAACACTATCATAACAAAAGCAACCACCCTAAAAAATTTTTTCTGGGAAAAATATAAAAAAAGTGTTTACAACTGCATACGAACATGTTAAAATGTTTACAGAAGCAAACGGAAGGAGGAAAGACATGATTAAAACAAAAATCGACGCACTAATAGATATTCGCATCAAAAAAGGATTTTCTCAGCGCGAACTCGCACGTAAAACTGGTTTAAGTTGCAGTTTTATCAGTCAGATCGAGAAGAAAAATCGAAATGTAAGCCCAAGCACAGCGAAAAAAATCTGCGACGCTTTAGAAGTCGATTTTGAAGATATTTTTTTTACTAAAAGCGTTAGCAGTAGCAAACATACAGCCTAAGGAGGTGATCCAGTGAAAATCACATATCTAACCAGCGAAGAGCATACCAAAAAGCTGATCGTTGAATTTTTCGCCCGAACATCGTTTCCGCGACTCATTCAAGAGTATCTGAAAAAGCAACAGAAAGAGAATCAGCATGCTGTCTGAAATTAAAGGAGGTGAAATCATGACAAAACACTTACTTCCGGCATTCCATGAACGATTCCTGGAGATTCAGAACATCAAATCTGTCAAAGTTCGGAACTCCAGATTAACGGTCCTAATGAACGACATGGAGCAGACTTTCGGGATTCCGATGCTAAGAAATGAGGCATATGAAAGGAATCATCCGGAAATCATGTCGCTCTACCGTCAAGTTTCGCTCTCTAGACAGTTTTAGTTTATATGATCGCTCTATCACAACTGAATAATTTTAGTGTTCAGAAAGGAGAAAAGAAAGTGAATATCGGTGAAAAATTGCTTGAGTATAGGAAGGAGCGCAATGTATCCCAACGCGAGATTGCACAAGAACTGCACATCGATCGTTCTTTGGTCTCTCGGATCGAAACTGGCTCCTACACCCCACCACAGCATCATGAGCCCAACATCGCGCGGCTGAATTGGAAGTTGGCTCTTGCAATCATCGATGAGAGGTCGGGAGGTTACATATCAAACGTCCTTGATGATGTGCCTAATTTAGACCTTCATCCTGCCGCGCTGAGTATGGTGCTTAAAAAAGACATCAAAGAATTGCAGGAAGAAATGGAGGGTCTGATATTGGCAAAGCACCTAGACCCGGAAAAACAGCGGCAGAAGGCTGAAAAACTATGGCATGAACTGAAAGATGTGCTCGATGTCGGTGCAGTGATGTTGGGGGTTTTGGAGGAAGAATTCAAGTTGGATTCAAAACGTCTGAGATTGGTTCATGAAATGGAACTAAAGCGCGGTGAACGCTAAGAGAAAGGGGTTCAAACATGTCATTCGAGGAAAAGTTTCTGCCCGGCGATCTGCCGGCGGCGACCAGACTGTTGGATGCTTACATAGCGTACTTACATAAAGGGAATACAGAACTCGCAAACGCTTGTAAGCGCGAATTGGACAGGCTCGCGGCCTACAAACGGGAAAACGACAGACTGATCGCATTGAAAGAGGATTTAAAATCCCGCGGTTTTGGACAAGTCGTCATTAAAATCGAAAATCTTCATATTCACAAGGAGTGATAACCATGTCAAAAATCAGTGATTTTCTTGCGGACTATGTTTCTGGCGGTGATCTTCACACGCAATTGGAAAACGTTGAGTATTCAACAGATTTACGCCGGATCGTCACGGTCGGGTATATGTTGGATCACTTTGAAAAAGAAAAAGCCGTCGCATCAGCGACAGCCTAACCTAATCACATTTTACCCCCTTATCCCATATATGGCAAGTGCGACAAACGTCGCTCTCGCCGTTCGGGCCATGACAAAAGTCGGGTTTTCCACTCACAAAAAACCACGACATTTTCTCGTCTCGGATGGTCGTGGCTCGAACGGTGCGAACCGCTTGAGGTTGGGTTTAGAAGTGGTAGGGTCACGGCGGATTCCCGTATCCTGCAATGATTGGGGTGTGGGTGGATTAGGTGCAGGACATTTAGGTTTCTGCTTATAGCGTGAGTGTAGAGCGATTCGCACCAAATACATATCGAAAGGAGGATGGACATGGAAATCAAAAAGTATGATACATGGAGATGTATTGATTGTGATACAGAATTTTTCATACCATTGGACTTACGCGTAAATTTTTGCCCTTTTTGCGGGGATGAAAAAGTCGAATGGCAATATGAGTCAGAAATGGTGGTTGACTGATTTGGAAAGGAGGATGGACATGCAACAAACCATCGAAAACCCGATGGTCCTAGCGCCGATCCCCGAGGCAAAAGTCGTTGATCACTGCGCCTGCGGATGCGGTGAAGTCATCTATGAAGGATATGAGCACATCTATTGTGACGGTGAATGGTTCTACGACACCGAGTGTTTGTTGAAATACTTTGATGCTTCGTGGGAAGTTGCAAAATAAAAACCGACTGCTGTCACAGTCGGTGGGAATATTGGGGGTTTCTTGCTAAGAAATCTATCTCAAGTATAGCAAGAATCCTCCAAGAGTACAAGGAGGTTAGGAATGAGAGAGATTAAGTTTCGCGTGTATGACAAACGATTGAAATCAATGCATATCGTCGGTACAGATAGCCATGATTCGCTAACGTGTTTTGACGGCATCGTTGAATATTACAATTTGCAAAATGGCGAAGGAAGCGGAGAATCGGGAGATTATATTTTGATGCAATACACCGGGCTAAAGGACAAGAATGGCAAGGAGATTTATGAAGGGGATATTTGCGAAACGGTTACTTACAGCGGGAAGCCTTTTGGAACTATCGACGTTGTAAAGTTTAGTGGCGGTGCTTTCAAATTGACGGACATTGAAGATGCATTGCTACCAATTCCTTTGGATGATAGTGACATTCAAAGTGTCGAAGTTATCGGCAATATTTTTCAGGACGGTGATTTATTGCGTGATAGTTAGAGTCCAGAAACCAATTGAGTTCATAAACAAATGTAATTGCATTGTAGATTATTCTGATTTAGAAAAAGCAATTCTTTGGTACACAAATAAACCAGTTACAAGATTAAAAACAATCTACCTACATGGGCAGTATCCAGCAGTGAGTATACACAAAGAAAAAATTCACGTCCATAGATTACTGATGATGTATTGGGAACAAAGGAAGTTAAGGTCAGAAGAATATGTTCATCATAAGGATGAAAACAAACTAAATGCTTTGCGGGAAAATCTTGAAATACGATATGTGTCAGATCATCAAAGTTTACACAATAAAGGTAAAAAACTTACTGAATCTCATAAAAATAAAATTTCTAACGCAAATAGAAAGAGAAAAGGAATGAAATTTAAAAAGCGTAGAAATATTCCTTTGGATGAACTGAGAATACTTCTTGACAAAGGGTGGAGTGTGAACAAAATAGCAAATCACTTCAATGTAGATTGGTCAACAATCAGAAATAGAATTTACGAAAACCCGGAACTATTGAAAGGTGATGCATCGTGAAACCCATTGAAATCCCATATAGCGAACGACGATTCGACCAATGGCGACTCTCACAAGTCGGCGGTCAAATCGTGGTGGACAAGCGTGGTGTGCCGAAATTTCGTTTTAAAACGCGGCAACAATATGACAAATACCGTGAATTGAATAGTCAAAGGGGTGTCGTTAATGAATGATCTTGCTGCTCAATTTGAGCAACAACAAACCGGTGTGCTTGCTCATTCTTCAAGCAGCCGGGAAATGGAAGAAGTGAAGGGCCAAATTTTCATGGCTAAACAATTCCCGCGGAATGTTTTTCAGGCTGAGCAACGCATTTTAGATGCCTGCAAACGCCCGGCACTGGCTGAGGTTGCCGTCTATAGTTACCCAAGAGGCGGATCGAAGGTTGAAGGCCCATCAATCCGGTTGGCCGAAGTGCTCGCACAAAACTGGGGAAACCTTGCTTTTGGAGTGAAGGAACTGGAACAACGTGAAGGCGAATCGGTCGCGATGGCATATGCCTGGGATTTAGAAACCAATGTCCGACAAGAAAAGATCTTTACTGTTAAACATTCCCGGAAAGCCAAAGGAAAACTGGTTAAGTTAGATGACCCACGAGATATATACGAGATGGTGGCCAACCAAGGCGCAAGGCGTTTACGTTCCTGCATCCTTGGTATTATTCCCGGAGACATCATCGATAAGGCCGTTGAAGAATGCAATCGAACGCTCCAGGGAAATTCGCAAGGGCCTCTAAAGGATCGTCTCGGTAAGGCTTTGAAAGCGTTCAAAGAGAAATTCCGAATCACTCAAGAACAAATCGAGGAACGGATGGGATACAACATCGATGCCTTTACAGAGCGCGATTATCTCGATTTAATCAAAATATTTAACTCACTTAAAGACGGCATGAGCAAACCGGAAGACTGGTTCGATAGGAAAGTGAAGAAACAGGAAAGCGACTTATCGAAAGCCTTTAAACAAGAAGGTGCTAAAGATGACGGTAACGCAAATGAAGAAGCTGGACAAGCTGAATTACCACTCGATTAAAGCCAATAAAGAGTACATGTCAGTATCGCAGTTTAAAAGCTTCATAGAATGTGAGGCAAGAACGATGGCTGAGTTGGATGGGTCTTACCAAAGACCCTCCAGCAATGCTTTACTGGTTGGAAGTTATGTACATGCAGCGTTTGAAGGTGACGAGGCTTTTAATTCGTTCATCGATGCAAACAACAGCGCGATTTTTAAAAGTCGCGGTGGCAAGTATGCCGACTTTGAAACGGCTGATCGGATGATTGAAACGCTGAAAAACGACCATTTCGCCATGTTTGCTTTGTATGGCGAAAAAGAGCAAATTTATACGGCCCATCTTTGGGGTGCTGAATGGAAAATCAAAGTCGATAGCATCAATCATCAACGAAAGTCATTCAGCGATATAAAGACCACGTCAGACCTCCATAAACGCTACTGGAGCGACAAATATAACGGGTGGGTATCATTTGTCGAGGCATATGATTACGTCCTCCAGATGGCCATTTATCGACGTGTATTGCATGAGGTTTTTGGTGAGTGGTACACGCCTTATATCGTGGCTGTGACGAAAGAAAATCCACCGAATAAAGCGGTGCTGCATTTTGATGAATCGCGCTTCGAGTTTGAGTATGACTTTGCCGAAATGGCTATGCCGCACATATTAGAAGTCAAAAGCGGGAAGCTGGAACCAAGACGCTGCGGAAAATGTGATTATTGCCGATTGACGAAAAAATTATCCAATACGATGGAGATCGGTGAGCTCATTGCGGGTTAAAATCGACATTCCCCCGGTCTACCTCCATCTGACGGCCGGCTATGAGAACCGGGGGAAGCTTTTCAAGCGTTATGTGGCTGGTTATATCGCGCGGAGTTATCCGGAATTAAAGCTTGTTAAAATCGAAGGTTTGAAGGCCTTTTGTGAAAGGAGGGAATAAAATGGCTAGCCCTCAAAAGGAAAACGGCTTTACGGCTATAGCAAATGAAATACTTGAAGAAATTGCTACAAGAAAACTAAACGGAACTCAATACAGAATAATTATGGTCGTATGGCGCTATACATACGGTTTCCAAAGGAAGAGCCATGGATTTTCCCTTAACTTTCTAGTAGAAAATACGGGGTTAAGCAAAGACTCTATCAAAAAAGAATTGAAAAACTTAATCGAAAAGAAAGTCTTAATGGTGGTGCAAGAGGCATCGTTCAGCCAAGCTAGACAGATCGCTTTCAATAAAAATTATGACGAGTGGGAGATACCAAAAAGTGAGATTGTACCACAGGATGATGATAGTAACAGAGGGGGAGAATCATCACCCCCCGCAGGGGGAGAAAAAGATCCCTCCCCAGGGGGAGAATCATCACCCTCACAGGGGGGTAATTATCACCCCCCACAGGGTGACAATTTACCCCCTATAAAAATAAAAGATAAAGAAAATATTAAAGAAAGGATTAAAGAAAATATTGAAAAAGAAAAAGAGGCACAGAGAGAGCAAGAAATGACGCCCGAACGCTTCTTTGAAGAAAATGGATTTGGAACTTTGAATGAAACAGTCGGAGATGAGATAGGTTTCTGGGTTGATAAAGGCTGTTTCGATGAGCCTAATGCCGTAATCATTGAAGCGATGAAGGAAGCAATTCGTAATGATGCTAAAAATTTAAACTATGTAAGCAAGATTCTTAAAGACTGGTTTGAACATAATGTCAGGACTTTGAAAGAAGCTAGAGCGTATATCGAGCATTGGAAAAACAGGAAAAGGCAAAAACAAATTTACAACCAAAAACAATCTAACATGCCTCGTGCTTATCAAAGTTTACTAGAATGGGCGGATGAAGAAGATGAATCGCAAAGAAATCATCAATCTGCTTGGTATAGCAGCGGCTAATTTCCCACACATACAAACCAAAGAGTTAAAACCGACGGCAGTTTTGTGGGAAAAGGCACTATCTGACATTACTTATGATGTCGCTGAGAAAGCATTGTTAAAGGTTCTTTCAACTTCGAAGTTTTTCCCGACCATCGCGGAGATCCGGGAGGCAGCCACTCAACTAACACAACCACAGCAATTGGATGCGATGGAAGCCTGGGGGCTTGTGGTAAATGCCATTAGAAGATATGGATTTTACCGTGAAAAAGAAGCGCTAGATTCACTTCCAGAAGAAATCGCGGATCTCGTCAAACAGTTTACATGGCGAGAGCTCTGTCTAAACGAAAACCCCGACACCATCCGCGCACAATTCCGCATGGCGTGGGAAACGCGGACGAAGCGTAAAAAAGAACTGGATGCTCTGCCACAAGAAGTGCGGGTCATGATCGAGGGGTTGACCGAAAAAATGAAATTGTTAGGAGGGGCTTAATCGATGTATAGAGTGCTTTACATCGACCAAAAAGGGAAATGCGATGAAATTATCTTGAGGGAACAAGACTTCGAGCTTTTTAGACATGCGTCAAACGTACAAATATTAAGCTATGTTTGCTTATCTAAGGAGAATGCGAAATGAAACCCGGACGCGAACTTGACGCTCTTGTCGCCGAGAAGGTGATGGGGTGGAGATTAGAGGAACGTGGATACGGAGCTACTTTTTGGGTTGATGAAAACGGCAAGGTGAAAAGAGCGGCTGAACCATGTTCAATTGACTTCTGTTCTTGTGAAGTTTTCAGCCCTTCCACCGACATTTCAGATGCGTGGGAAGTGGTTGAGAAGTTAAGAGATTTAGGTTTTCATGTCGGTATTAAAACCCCACCAAAAGTAAAAAGTTGTTCTTATTGGGTTTGTTTAGAAAATTTTTATGCAGGAAAATCGTTTACTGAATATGGGGAAACCGCCCCACTCGCTATTTGCATGGCCGCGTTAAAGGCCTTAGGGATGGAGGTTGAGTGAGTCGGATGAACAACTATTACATCATGATCGATGGTCATTATTTTAAGGGCATTGATGAAGAATCAACCGGCAAAGCGCCAACTGGTGATTGGTATGATATCGGGAAAAACATATGCGGAATTGTGTTGACCGACAGTCGTGAAGAAGCGCGGCTCATCGAAGGGAACATCAATCTCAAAAGCTATTTTCTCAAAATCTATGACGCGGTTAGATATTCGGGTTTTACTTTTGAAAAACTGAGTATTGAGAGGGTGAAGTAATTGATGATCCCATGGTGGTATCAAGCATTTATTATCGTCGTTGACATTCTTGCTTTTTCCATGGTCGCTGTTGTCGCATACCGTAGCGGCCGGCTCGCAGAAAGATTGGAGCGTGAGTCGGATGCTGAGGAAACGCATCAAAACTCCGGACCCAGCTCAGTTTGACCGGGAATTCCAGCTCGCACTCGATGCAGGTTGGACGCTTATGGATGGGCCAAAATGGTGCCACGGACCATATGGCACCTACAAAATGGCGTTTTTTAGGAAGGAGGATCGAGCGTGCAGGAAGCAGAACGGATGAGAGTCTATGATCAGATTGACGAGCTCCTGGTCAAATGCAGAAAATGTCCGAAGCATAATCCGCGAGGATATTATCTGCACGAATGCCGTGGTTGTCCCATTTTGGACGAGTTACAAGCGCTAGGCGAGCAATTGCATCAAAAGAAACCGAGAAAACAAGAAGAGCGCATTCGCTCTATTCTCGAAAAAGGGCAGGATATGACGACGTCAGAAGTGCATTATCTCATCAAAAGTGGCGTTCCGAAAAAGAAAATCAGTCAAGCACTGGATATGCATCAACAGACGTTCGATCGACTGTTAGAAAAAATGAAACGGGGGTGGAGACATGAAACTAGTAAAGCTTTTTGATGCACAGAGAAAATTGGACGAGCACATCACACGGAAAAAAGGACTTGAGGGGCAGGATCTCTTCGCTAAAAAGATACTGGCGCTGCTAGTGGAACTCGGGGAGCTCGCAAATGAATGGCGAGGATTCAAATTTTGGTCAAACAACCAGGAGCCGAGGACACGACATGTAGAACCAGATATAGAGCATTTTGATAAAACAAGAGAAGCGCGATGGAAAGAATCAAATCCACTCCTCGAAGAATATGTCGATTGCTTGCATTTCATATTGAGTATTGGATTGGAGTTAGGAATTGATGAAGTTGCAGATGAATTAGAATTTAAAAAACACTACTTCTTATCATCTAACACTACCTTAAGTTGTTTTATTGGATTGAATTATGACATAGCAAATTTATATTACCAACGGGATGACGAAGATAATGTCTATCTTTATGAGTCAATATTTTCAGAAGTAATAAGCCTAGGCGAAATGCTAGGCTTCACATGGGAACAGGTTGAGGAGGCATACTTCCAGAAAAACGCCGTCAACCATGAGAGGCAGACCAATGGATACTGAGAAAGTCCGAGAGTACAAGATTCGGATGCTGATCTTGTTCACGGGATGGGAGCGGGCGATATTCAAGCATTTCTCAGACCGAGAAATAGACAAGCTATATAGGGAGCGAGTGCAGTGCCGGCAAAATACCACAGCAAGAAAGTTGAATTAGATGGCCATATCTTCGATAGCAAAGTCGAAGCACGATACTATGAACATCTTAAGCGATTAGAAAAAGCCGGCGAGATCCTCTTTTTCCGGTTACAACCACGATACCTTTTACAGCCGGCGTTCAAGAAGGATGGCAAGACTTACAGGAAGATTGAATATATCGCTGACTTTGAAGTACATCATACGGACGGCACTATTGAGGTTGTGGATGTGAAGGGCATCGAGACCGAAGCCTTCAAAATCAAGAAGAAACTTTTTAACAAGATCTATCCCCATAAACTCAGCTTGGTTACATACGTGAAGAAATATGGGGGATGGATTGAGCTTGACCGTCTCAAAGAGTTGCGGAAACAGGCCAAAAAGAAGGTGATTTGATGGAAGTGACCATCATCGACACGCGGCCACCATGGATGGTTAAAGAGGACAACCAAGCGCTGTGTATGCGGTGTCCTCTTTACCGCAGATGCGCTTCTAAGATGGGAACGGAGTGCAATCGCAACGGTGGTTCAAAGATTCCTAAAATCAGGGGGTGAAGATAGTGATTTGGCTATTAGGGTGGGTCATCATTGGCATGTTGTTCGCGGCTTTAGATGCCAAAGAAGTTGAGAAACTAGCAAAAGGAAAAGCTAAAGATGTTGATTTTAAAATTGTTGTCTTAATCGCTCTGTTGATCATTGCCGTTTTAAACATTTTATTCTGGCCATTGTTTTTATTTGTTAAGTTACTAAATCCATTTAGGAGGGAAAATTCATGAGGAGAAAAAGAACACTTCCTAAGAAGCTGGTTCTCGGTTCTGTCGAGTGGCAGCGGCAAGTGATTCGAGAAGAGGCAAGGGAAGCGCTGAGAGAAAAAGGGGGTGAAAAGAAGTGAGTAAATACATCGTTCAAACCAGGCCGAATATTGAAAGGAAAAAGGTAGATACTATAACATTTTTGGATTCTTATTCAATACCATCTGGATGGACGGAAGATAAGTATTTTGATGACTTTGACGAAGCTAAAGAATATTGCAAAGAGAAAATCTCAGAAGGTGTATTTTTACCTTCATGCATAAGAATCGTTAAAGTCGCCTGCACGTTCGTTGCAGATATAAAAACGATTGAAAACTAAAATAAAAAGCCCGGCAACCCCGGGCCCCATAAACCAATCGCTACAATAATTTTATCAGAGGGGTGGCCGGGATGAAAGAGTACAAGTTGGAAGCAAAAGTCAGCCTTCTTGAAAATGCTGTTTATCGTGTATTAGACGGCAAAATAGAAAAGCTAGATGTCCCGGGCGTCGGGTTCGGGAAGCAGATTATTACATGGCAAAACGGTAAGCCGGTGATGTATGAGGTTAGTTATACGGTGAAGTAGAGGAAAAGTGCGAAGTAGGAAGGAGAACGTTGAAAATGGAACGATACAAAGCAAAAGTGTGGGCAACAGCTTCCGTAGAATTAATTGTAAAACTTAAAGAATCCATTAATGGTGATATTGAACTTGATGAGGTGTTGGAAGTTTTGGAAGTTGACGACATAGATGATATTGAGGTCATAACAAAGTTTTAATGCGTAGTACGAGTAAAATACGAAATGCTACCGGAACAACCGGGGCACCAATAATCGCATCTGCGGTGTTGGTGTCCTTTTCTTTTTGAGACTGGAGGATGGTACATGAAGCTGAAACGGCCAGAATGGCATTGTAGAGGGTGTGTGTGGCTATCAAGGGATAATCTATGTCCGTTTATTAGATGCGTTCGGTGGCATGGGTTTAAAGCGGAGTGGGAGGCGAAGAAGGATGAACAAAAAGCAAATAGCAAACGCTCTTCGTGATTATAGCTGGATGATCAATGAGATAAAACGACAACGCAAAATGCTGGAGGATGCCGCAGACGGTATAACGGCACAATATGGGATAGAGGCATCGCTGCCGAAAGGATCCGGCCAGAATACCGATCCGGTTTTTAGGGAGTATTTGCGTCGCGAGAAGAAAAGTCGATGGGTTGAGAAGCTGGAGGAAAAGGTTTTGTTCATCCAAGAGTGCATCCCAAGCATCACCGAGGAGCGCGAAAAGGCCGTACTGGAGTGCCTTTTGGATGGCATGAGTATGATTGCTATAAGCCGACATATGGGCCTCTCAGAACGCCATATTTTTCGTATCAGAGATAGCATCGTTGACAAAATGGCAGGGATGGCAGGAATGTCAGGGATGTCAGGAAAATTGCACCAAAATAAAAAGTGCGGTTAAACTGATTAAAAAAAGAAAAATAAAAAATAAAATGATATAATTAATATACGGACTAGGGTAGCTCCCGAAAAGAAGGCACCCACCTTCCTGTCCGTATTTAAATATAAATGGGGATAACTTGGGAGGTTATCAATATGAAAAATTCCTATGATGTTATTGGCGACACAGTTATTATTTATGTCATAAGGAAAGGGAAAACTTATGAAGTTTTGATCGATAAAGATGATTTACCCTTTTTATCAGACTTCAGAGGTACTTGGCATCTCGATAATCGAGGATATGTTAGAAGAACAATAAAGGGTAAGATTTCATTTATGCACAGAATACTAACAAATCCACCAGAAGGTTTTGTTGTTGATCATATTGATGGTAACACACTCAATAACAAAAGAAATAATTTGCGCGTTGTAAAGCCAGGACATAACCAACAGAACATCAGAAATCCTCATAAAATATCTAAAACTGGTTCAAAAGGTGTAAGAGAAAAAACAAAATGGGGTAAAAAATATCGTGCATATGTCACAGTAAATAAAAAAGAAATATCACTTGGTGGATACGATAATAAAGAAGATGCGGAAATAGCGGCAATAATTGGTAGAATCTTATATCATCCTTATAGCAAAGAAGCTTTGATATATAAAAAACTACTTGATAAAAAGAATGAAAAATAAAGCACCCATCGCGGTGCTTTTTCTTTTGGAGTGATTTTTATGATACCAGAAAAGGTAAAAGTTGCAGGCATTGAGTATGAAATAAAAGAAGTAGAAGGCATCCTCGAGAGATTCAATACACTCGGCCAAATCAACTATAACAAAGGCATCATTGAGTTAGATAGCAGCTTATGTCAATCCAGAAAAGAACAAACGTTTGTACACGAATTGCTTCATGCTTGTTTTAGAGAAGCTGGATACGAGGAGCAAGAAGAAGAAATGATTGATAGAGTGTCGACGGTTCTCTATCAAGTGATCAAGGATAATAAATTATAGATTCCAAAACCAACTTAAATAAGACGGTGGAGGTGGCGGTGATGTAAATGGCCGAAAAATATATCCATGCCGAAAAAGATTATGTAAAAGGCATGAAATATAAAGACATCGCAAAAAAATATGGTGTATCACTGAACACCGTTAAGTCATGGAAAAAGCGTTATGGTTGGTCAAGAGAAAAGGGTGCACACAAAGAACAAAGTGTGCACACAAAGAAAAGGGGCGCACCAAAAGGCAATATCAATGCTAAAGGAAACAAGGGTGGGCCAGGCGGTCCCGTTGGAAATAAAAAGGCGGAGACTCATGGTTTCTTTTCGAAATACATCCCCCAAGCCACCATCGAAATCATGGGAATGCTCGAAGAAAAGAGTCCAGCCGATCTTATATGGGACCAAATCATGATCCAGTATGCGGCTATAATTCGAGCACAAAAAATAATGTTTGTCGAGTCGAAGGATGAATTGATTAAGGAATTGAAAAAGCACAAGGAAAGCGATACGAGCGAGGAAAGAGAATGGGAATTCCAATTCGCATGGGATAGGCAAGCGACGTTTTTAAATGCGCAATCCCGGGCCATGTCTGAACTTCGGAGTTTGATCAAACAGTTCAATGAATTGGCACATGAAGACGATGAGCGCAGGTTGAAATTGGAGCAAATTCAAAACACCGTCGAAAAAACAAAAGTAGAAACAGAATTGGCCAAAGAGCGTGTCAAATTGCTTAAAGGTCAGAAGAAAGATACTAGCTTGCTTGAAGCACTTATTCAAGGCCGAAAACAATACGAGCAAATGAAGAAAGACGGTGAGAATAATGAACAGCAGTGATATTCATTTCTCGCCGAAACAGCTCGAGGTTATTTATCGTCCCTATGATTTCACTTTGGATGTATTAGAAGGAACGCCGCGATCAGGCAAGACAACAGCCGGACATTTTAGAATGGCTGATTATTACTCTTGGACGCGAGATAAGAATCACTTGATCGTCGCCTATAACCAGGAGCAAGCATTTCGACTTTTTATTGATGGCGACGGCACCGGATTGATGCATATATTCGGCAGTCTTGCAGATATAAAGCATGATGAGCATGGGGACCACTTAGAGGTTCACACTCCAAACGGGATAAAGAAAATCTACTATAAAGGCGGCGGCAAAGCAAACAGTGTCGGCGCCATTACTGGTATGTCCCTTGGATCCGTTGTATTTTGTGAGATTAACCTTTTGAATATGGACATGATTCAGGAGTGTTTCCGTCGGACGTTCGCGGCAAAAGACAGGTATCATCTTGCCGATCTAAACCCGCCGGCGCCGAATCATCCGGTCATTAAAGAGGTTTTTGAGGTTCAAAATACGCGCTGGACGCATTGGACGATCAATGATAATCCAATCATTACAGAGGAACGAAAGCGAGAAATCTATGAAACCCTGAAAAAGAATCCATACCTTTTACAGCGCGACTGGTTTGGTAAACGTGTATTGCCGGAAGGCGTCATCTACTCCATGTTCGACATGGAGAAGAATATAAAGACTGCACTTCAAGGCGAACCCATCGAAATGTATTTTGTGGCCGATGGCGGGCAGTCCGATGCGACATCGTGCAGTTGTAATATCGTCACGCGCAAGAGAGCAGACGGTAAACTTAAATATTATTTGAATCGCGTTGCTCATTACTATCATTCTGGGAAAGAGACAGGGCAAGTGAAGGCGATGTCTGTTTATGCTCGAGAAATCAAGGCTTTCATTCAATGGTGCATCGAAAAGTTTCAGATGCGATATACAGAAGTATTTGTGGATCCAGCTTGTAAATCATTGCGTGAAGAACTGCATCTTATCGGCATTCAAACCCGCGGGGCCGACAACAATGCTCACGACATCAAAGGTTCATCTAAGGGAATTGAGGTCGGCATCGAGCGCTCACAAAACCTTATAAGCAACGAACAATTTTTCTTAATCGAAACCGATAGATATGACCACTACAACTTTATAAAAGAAATCGGCATGTATTCCCGGGATGATAACGGAAAGCCGATAGACGACTTTAACCACGCTATGGACGAGTTTCGATATGCGGTTAACTATTTTTATAAGCGTTACGTTATTTAGGGCGGTGAGCTTATGTTCAGAAACATAATCGCCAAGATAAGGCAGGTGATGTATAGATTGGGCTTAATCAAAGGAATTAAAAGCGTTTTAGAATCGAAGGATGTCATCGCATCAGAGGATTTTTACAACCACATAGATATGTGGCACGCACTTTATAAAGGCTATTATCCGGGTTGGCATGATATCGAATATTTCACGCTTCAAGGGAAAAAGACGCACCGTATGAACAGCATGAGAATGCCAAAGGTTGTCGCTCAAGAAATGGCGTCGCTAGTGTTCAACGAAAAATGCGTCATCAATATATCCGATGAACAGCTGTCCGAGAACGTGATTGATGCGTTCAAACGGAATCGTTTTTATAAGCAGTTTCAGCGTTACCTAGAATATATGTTTGCCATGGGCGGCATGTCCATCAAGGTATACGGCGATGAGAAAGGTAT